GTGCTTGTTACCAAGAACACCCAACTTTCGTAAATCTACTTTAAGTCCATATACATTAAAATTACCCGTATTTGGGTTTCTTTTATCTGCCCTGAATTCCGATGGCGTATATTGTTTAATAACAGATTTGTGGTGTGAATAGTCATCAATGTGGCAAGTTATTCTTCCATCGGCTGAATTACCATCACCCAACCACAAACCGAGTAAGTATGGGTCTATGGGAAGTGTGGAGTCAGAAAATTCTATGGTATCGGATACAGGAATAGATACACCATAACCAGAATTCTTGGCTTTATCCAGAACACCAACTAATTCTTTGGTGGTGAGTGTATATTCCGATCCCTTCACATAAACGGTCCACAGGTGATCTTCGTCTGCCTTGATGGTTTCTCCATTATCGAATTTTACGTCATAACACTTATGGTCATACATTATGTCTGTTGCAAAAGTAACTTGAGTTGGTGTTCCATTTAAACCATAAATGTATTGTCCGACAGTCAATTTCCCCATAGTTGTCCACCCATCGGGCGTCAATATTGGGGTATTGATATCCAGTGCTTTACCAATCTGTCTACCGGCTTTAATGATAACCTGTCTACCGTCCTTGATGATCGGGACGGCTTTCTTCTGGTATGGATAAAGTTCAATATTAATCAGACCGCGATCAAGAGAAATAATCTTGACGTAGCGCTCCATGAAATACTCAGGGTCTTCTACGCAGCGGACATACTCGTCCACTTGCTCCTGAGTCATCTGTTGCTTGACACCAATCCTCTTCAACTTTTTGTTGCCGAGGTACGGCTTGAAATCAATAATATCTACCATAGTTTAGTTCTGCTTGATCTTCTTTAATAGGTCTGTGGTACTTCCGACAAATACTGCCTTATCTACATTAATGGATTGTGGACTGGATGATCCCGCTCCACCCTTACCATTGCCACCATTTTCGATCTGCTTTTTCTTTTCGTGTAATGCCATGAGTTTGTCTGTCATATCAGACAGATTCTTCATCATGGTTGCGGCGACTTCGTAAGCCCTAGGATGCTGAGACTCCTTGGCAATCTTTAATAGATCGTCAAGTGCTTGTGTTCCTGTTTCGATGAGGTCGTGGTGTGTATCGCGGCTACGCTCGTAATCGTACTCAATGTCCTGATTCGGAGTAGCAGCAACCGGCAATTGATCACCCTTGGATACGGCAACCAATTCACCGACGCCTTTCGGCTCTTCGACCAATTCTACTAGATCAGATTCAAATGTAGTCTCAAAGGCTTTGTTGAGATTTTCGTTTACTTCACTTTCACTCATATCAGGTGTATTCCGTAATATCGATACTGAAACCAAATGCTTCTTGCTCACTATTAGCCGTAGATGGAATTGGAGCAACTTCAATGCTGACCAACTGTTGCGGGTCTATGTTATATGTAGTCACTTCGTAATTAGCCCCCGAAACGACACCCTTCAAAACGACATTAGCGTTATAGACACCGTTTGTATCATAGACTACTATGGTGTTTGATGTTCCATCCCACTTCTTGACATAGGCAGTAACATCAGCCTCTTCGACACTGTTTCCCTGATAAACCAATTCCCCGACCTTATAATCACCACCACCATTGGCTAATCTTAGAACACGCAATGGATTAGTCTCAAACGTACTGTCGAATACGTTAGCAGTGGCTTTCTTGATCATCTTGATATCGTTAATTGGACCGAACAGCCAACCCTTGACAGTGAAATTAAGCGTCCAGATGATACTGCGGGTGGATTCGGGATCGCCTTCGTGCGAATCATCGTAGTTGATTGAATTGTAGACAATCGGTACGTCCATCTTCATGTCATCAATACCAACGAAATCCAGAGTCACGGTATAATCTGGTGCGAAGGTCGGAAGAATCTGTTCGATCAACTGCATACCATCTTCTGTATTACGCACGAAGATGTATAGATTAAAGTCAAAGTTGTATGGAACCATCCGGACTTTCTTGAGTCCTAGTGGTAATCCCTCACCGAAAACCTCACTGAACGTTGAAATCTTTCTTAATGGATCATAGGCAATGCCATTCATTTCGAATGCCATGCGAGGAAGCGTCAAATTGACCGGATTGATCAAGTCCGGGTCTTTGGTGATTCTTGTGTAGAACTTTTCTTTCGAAGCATAGGCTAGTGGAACATTAATTCTTTCGATTTCAATCGTTCCGGTCTTGTCGTAGCGCACCAGACGCATGTTATTGAACATGCTGCCGAACGCGACAACCAGTTTACGGACGATTCTGTGGTAATAATGTTGACCAGATAGCATTATGGCTCACCGAATGGATTGCTTTCAGAGAAGTCGAGAATTGCATCAGCCTCAGTTTCAATGAGAACGTTATCGCCAATATCACCCTGCGGAATCGTCGCATTGTATAGGATATTGTAATTAGCCAGATTAGCAGTAGCGGAAGATACGCTACCTGTGATGACATTTCCGGTTCCGACATTAGAGAATGCGCCTTTAATATTGCGCAAACGCAGTTCACCAGTCGGTCTATTGAAAGTGACTACTATACCAAAGGCAGTTGCGGTCGCTACGTTTGCGCCTTGGAACGCTACTTCTCCACGAACAAAGGAATTCCCACCATAAGTATTGGTGTCTAGGTAGTAGTTAACAGACACAGCCGACTCATCCCCGATATAATCAATATCATTTATGCCTGTATTAATGAATTCTCCATTGTACTTGAATGTCTCTAGAGACAGTGCGTACATATATGGAGCAAACTTACCTAAACTGAAAAATGCAACATCACGCTCCACGAATCTAATTTCCATCAACTTCTTTTGCGTAGGAAGGTAAATCAGATCACCTTCTTTCGGCAGATTTCTAATGGACTTCGGTACGAACCTTTCGAACGTTCTACGCGCAATTGCCACGCGAGCGGTCTTTTCGATCTGTAGACCGAACTTGGAGAAAAACTCCTGCTGACCACCGAAGTCCTGAAACGTTTCAAGATATACGTCTACTTTATAAGCAGCATCAAAATATTTAACCGGATCATCACCAAATAGACTATCCAGTTCCGATCTAGTCGTTCTTGGAATATAGTAAACGTCAATACCGTGGTTGCGGATTGACTCAATAACAAGGTCTTCAACCAGAAATTGCTCTGAGTTGACCTTGCTTTGATTATTAAAATACGGACTAACTGGCATGATTCAGTTCATCCCACTAAAAATACTGGCGGCTCTTCCCAAGTATCGCGCAATTGATCTTCAAGTCTTAGAATATCAGCCGTCGCTTCCTCGTAGATGGTTTGACCGTTAATGACCATACCACCCGGCAGCGTATAGTTGCCATACTTCTTGAGGTTTTCGCCCCACTGTTTCTTAATCAATTGTGTGCTGTATTCTTTCAGCCACTTGTCGTTATAAACCTTTGGGAATTCGTCCGGTTGCAGCACACGTTGACACTGGACAATAATGTACCTGTCAGCCGGAACTTCCGACTTCCAACGCATGTCGATATACAGACGATTCATGTGCTTGTTGAAACGAATTGGATTCTGTCCCATGAGAATCAGTTCCAACATGCGAATGTGCTGACGGACGATGTAATAATATTGATACGAAGAACTCGTAAACTCATACAATTCGTTCAAGCGCAATTGATAAGTCAGGTCGAAGATATTAAAATCTGCACCTTGAGAAGTCATGGCTTGTGACGTAATCGGAAATACCTGTGTGACACCAATCACACCGTCTGGTAGCGGAATCCAACCGTAAGTATTAGACGAAACGTTCTGGCTATTCGCTAACTGATCAGCCGTAATTTTAATGGCTAGGTAATCGTGCTGCGTTGCGTCATAGTGGAACTCCGCATAGGTCTGTAGAGCATCGTCAATGCGATCCTCGACCTGATCTTCGTCCACATTGATTTCAACAACAGGGAACCCCAACTTACGTAGGCAGTATTCCTTGAGTGATTGTCTTGTGTTTGGAGTAGCCATTATACCCTTTCCTTATGGGGATATGTTTATATTTAGGGTTTATCCGGTGCCGTTGATTGCCGTTACGTCGAAGAATAGACTCTTTGAAGTCAAATTTAATCCACTACCGTTTCTTATTCTAAGTGTGGATATTACTTGGGCATTCAGCGTCGAATCTGGCGTTGTGTTGGTGACAGAAATTGCCCACGATCTATTAGTGTTTAATTGTAGACTCGTGTTTACTGCTGAACCCGTTGTAAATGATCCCAAAGACGGAGTATCCATAAAAGCAAAGAAACTTGAGGATGATCCTTTCAACAGCCACGTATAGTTTTGCAGGACTGTCTGGCTTGTAACATCACCGACTAAAGTACGAATAATTTGTGCAGAGCCATTAGCAAAAAGCACATAACTCAGTTCAGCGGAGGAATTTAAATTATTGATAGAATCTGACGCAATTTCAGACGCCTCAATATTATAAGTGGCAGGATTGAAATTCAGTAATTGAACCGAATTCTTGAGGTTAACACCACCATATGCTCTGTGTATGTAACTCATTCTTTAAATTCCTATATCTGCCTGTAGTGAACAAGACGGACTGGTAGCCAAGACAGTACCAGTGGCATTAGACAACAATTGGTACGTAAATGTATTTGAATTTGACTGGTCTGAAAGCGGATCAGAGCCCGATATAGTAATCGTAACAGTCCTATCAAT